GGTACTATTGTACACTATGACTCTTTCTTGCAGAACATACACGACGGTTACTTAGATTCACAAAAAGCTAAAAAGAAATATCCTTGGGACGTTACTTTTATTAGAGCTATCGAAAATGGTAAAGCAGTATGGAGAGAACAGTTTCCTTTAAAAAAGTTGGAACAAAAAAGACAAGAGTTTATTGAAGCAGGTAAGATAGATAAATTTGCACAAGAGTATCTAAATGATGCTAGAGATGTAGAAAGTGCAACATTTCAAATGGACAGACTACGTTATCATAGACACGAGTTTGTAAACAATAAAGGTTTTGCTTGTCTACGTAATGATACAGAAATCATACCAGTAAACGTTTATATGGGAGTAGACTTAGCACATACAGCTACGAAATCATCTGACTATCAAGTTATTATGATTATGGGTATAGACGCAAATAAAAATAGATATGTAATAGATTATTATCACGATAAGATACCAGCTTTTGATATGCCAGATAAAATATTAGAATATGCAAAAAAATATGCACCTATAAAAAGAGTTGCCGTAGAAACAGTAGGTGCTCAAGAAATGGTACGTGATATGGTAGAACGTATGGCTGTAAGAGAAAAAAGATTATTACCTGGTATTAATAAAGGTGTAAGACCACCACACGGTATTAAAAAAGAAGATAGATTAGAAATGACATTAGGTTCTATAGTAAATGGTAGAAAGTTATTTATAAGAAAAGAACACTCTGAATTAGTAGACGAGTTGTTTCAGTTTCCAAAAGGTAGACACGATGACTTGCTTGACGGATTGTATTATTCAGACTTCTATGCAAAACCACCCAGAACAAAAACTATGGAGATAGATAGCAACGAAAGACCTGATGATTTTATAACTAAAACAAGAAAACAAATAAATTGGGTGACAGGACTAAAAGTATGAGATTTCGAGTAATAAAAGGTGTTAACTTTTTCAGGGGTATGTATAGTATAAAAGAATACATTGACTACTTAAAAAGGGTAGAGGGTTATGCGAACAAAGTAGGGGACAAGTTTTTTCCCTATGATTCGCCTGAAGGTGGATTAAAAACTATAGGGTATGGATATAAAATTAAAACCCTTGAAGAACAAAACACTTTAGAAAAAACAGGATTATCTACAACGGAAGTAGAAGATATACTGCAAGAAGAGGCAGAAAAATCTTACCGAGGTGCTCAAAAATTTTGTGAGCAAAAAAATATAGATTGGGAAAGTATAGATATTAGACTTCAATTTGCATTAGCAGACTATGTCTTTAATGTTGGTAGTCTAAGAAAATTTCCAACTACTGTTAAATGTTTAGCTGCAGGAGATGTTAAAGGTGCAGTAGCAGATGATAAAGGTAGACCAGGCTTTAAAGAATACGAAAGAGTTTACCGTGATAAAAACGGAGTAAGAAAACCACTAGGTAGAAACAAAGAGTTCTACAAAGAGTTTTTAAAACCATATTTAGTTTAGGAGAACAATATGATGTATCAAGATAGATTGGGTTTATTTAAAAAAGGTAAAAAGAAACTAAAAAATAAATTCAAAGAAATCAAAGGAAGATTCAATATAGATTATGCTAATCAACAAATAGATACTTTAAATAGACAACAAGGTACTAATATAGATTTTTTAAGTAGAGAAACTATGCAACTACAAAAAGCTAAAAGAGACGCTAGAGCAAGAAGAAGAGATTTCCGTGGCAATTAGAGAAGACGACAAAGCAAGACTCAATAGAGAAATATTTAGAAAATACGCTGACGCAAGAAAAGACTGGGACGTAAATGCAAGAGAAGCTATAGACTTTACTCTTGGTAATCATTTTACTGCAGAAGAGTCAGAAGTATTACAATCAATAGGACAAGCAGATTTTACGATAGATAGAATATATGCAGCGATAGATAAGTTAAAATCTTTGATGACATCTAGACCTGTAAAGTATGGGATTACAGCACGAGAAGATTCTGATACCAAACTAGCAAATGTTTGGAAGACTCTTTTAGAGTATATATTCGATATATCAGACGGGCAGCATCATTTCAAACAAGCAGTTCACGACTACGCAACTACAGGGTTAGGTTATTTTTATGCGTATATAGAACCAGAAGCTGACTATGGAAGAGGAGAAGTTAAGTTTACACACTTAAATCCTTTTAGGGTATATGTAGACCCTGCATCTAGAGACAGATATTTTCAAGATGCTGCCAGTATAATTATGTCAACTATCTTAACACAAGAACAGTTGATTAATTTATATCCAGACGTACTACCTTTTCTTAAAGACATAGAAACATTTAGTCAACAAGATGTGTACGATGATTACCCTAATTCACAAAATAAAAACACCAACACTGTATTTACTCCAGCTGAAGTAGATTCAAAAGATTATGATATATCTATTACAACTAGATATAGAATACTTGAACGTTTTAGTAAAGTAAGAGTACCATTTTTTAGAGTTGCATCTATCAGAGACGACGCTGAACAAATAATGAGTGCAGAACAGTTTGGTGTTTTTATGGAACAAAATGAAAAAGAATTTAATAAGGGTATCTATCAATTTGTAGAAATACCTCAAACAAGAATTAAAGTAACAGCATCTATAGGTCAAGTATTATTATACGAAACAATTTTAGATACTGATATATATCCTATTATTCCAATACCAAATATTTGGACTAATACACCATATCCTAAATCAGATGTAAATAAAGTAAAAGATATGCAAAGACTTTTAAATAAATTATTTAGTTTAGCTTTATCTCACGCACAAACAGCAGCTGGTTTAAAACTTATGATACCTCAAGGTAGTGTAGAAGATTTATCTCAAATAGAAAAAGATTGGGCTAATCCTAATGCTGTTATTGAATATGACCCAAGTTATGGTGAACCACATTTAGCTCAACCACAACCATTGTCTGGTGAGTTTTATGCTTTGATTAATCAAGTAGAAAGATATATAGATTTAAATTTTGGAGTACCAGAATTGTTACAAGGTTTTAAATCTGGTGCAGCAGATAGTGTACGTGGTACTATGTTATTAGCACAAATGGGTGAAGGTAGAGGTGCTAGCAAACTTAGAGATATAGAAATGTCACTACAACAATTAGGTAAAGTATTATATCAAATGTCAAAAGGACATTATACTTTTGAGAAAAGTTTTAGAATTGTACAACCAAATAATGATATTACAGAGTTTACAATCAATAATCGTTTGTATGATGATAAGAAAAAAGAAATACTTTCAATACAAAATGATATAACATCAGGACAATTTGATGTTAGAATTATGGCTGGTTCTACAATGCCTTCTAATAAATATGCAGAATATCAAATGTATATGGAAGCATATCAGTTAGGATTAATTGATAAAGTAGAAGCATTAAAGAAAACAGAAATATATGATAAAGAAGGTGTACTTCAAAGAACAGGAGAAGTACAAAGACTTCAAAGTATTATTGGTCAATTACAAAACCAAATTAAAGAGCTTTCTGGCGATTTACAAACAGCACAAAGAGAGTCTGTATCTGATAGAAAACGTGTGGAAGTTGAGAAGTTCAAATCGAAACTTAACAAATCACAAGTAGGTGTAGATGCTCAGTTGAAAATAAACGCAGAAAAACAAAGACAAAAACAAAATCAAGAGGTGACGTCCTCGTTAGAGAACTTTCAGAACCCTGAAATAGTATTGGACGAATAGGAACATCTCGGAGGAGTTAAAAATGGCAGATGTGCAAGAAAAAATACAAGAAGAAACTTTAGAAGGTTCTGAAACTTCTGAAAATAATACCTTAAGTGAGCCTGAAATCATAGAAGATTCGAGTTCTGACGCAGATGAAGTGCGTAAATTCCAGTCTATGTATGATAAAGCTCAGGCTGAGTTGGGCAAATTAAGACCAGTAGCAAAGCTATTTCAGGATAATCCTGAGTTGGTTGACGTTGTTAGAAACCACTTAACAGGGGGTAAAGGACAAGATAAAGAACAAATACAAGTTAAATCAGAGGATTTTAATCCTTGGGACGCATTTACAAATCCACAGTCTGAATCATATAAAATGAGACAGCAAGAGATTGATAGTGCAGTAGATAACAAAATGAAAGCATATATGGGAAGATTATAAATTAAATAATCAAGAAGCTTCTGAATTTGTAGATTTTGTTACTAGACCTAAAGAGACACTTCCTCTAGATACTTTATTTAAGGTGTGGAGAGGTGATACTCCTGAAAGCAAAAGCTCACAAAACATTGACAGCGTTAGAAAGGCTCAGGATAAACCTAAGTCTGCTGGTTTAATCCAAGGAGGACAACCAGAAAGACCTAAAGCTGATGATGATTTATGGGGTAGAATTATGCGTGCAGGTAACACTTCTAGCATCGGAAGTAATATTAAAAAACAATAAAATTCTTTAGGAGGAATTTAAAATGGCAATTACAA